TATGGAAGTCTGAATGTCTTCCAGATGATCTTCAATATCATCATCAGATTTATCAATACTGTTTAAAAGAGCTTCTGCCTGATTTACTTTTTCCAAGTCAGAAATCAAAGGTTGTCCTTCTGTATGAATAGTAGCTTGTGCAGCTTTATCTCGGATATCATCCATTGCAGTGCTTTTGGATTGTGCCACTGATTGTACCACATCACCTATTAGCTTTCCACCTGAACCAATTTCTTTGGATTTTTCAGCTTTTTCTTTTTTTACTTTCTCCGGCTTTGCTACTACAGGTTGTCCTGGTGTATACACCACTGTACCTGTATAAGAGCCAATTAAAGCAATCATTTCAAGTGTGCTTTTCATGGTGTAGTTCTTGCCCTCATTGAAGTGAGCTTTTGCAGAATCACCACTCTGTGAGATAGCAGCCTGAATGTAGCCTCTCAGGTCTTTGTATGCCCATATTGAGACATCCAATCCTGAGTCAGTCTTTTCCGGTAACAGGTAAACTAAGAAATCTCCTTTAGGAAGAATGGCATCAGGGACAACCAGATTGTTTCTGGTAGCTCTCTCAACCACAGACATGTTTTTGTATACTACACCTGCAGCATCAAAATCTTTCATTAGTTCCCCCCATGTTTCAGCTTTAGACTCAACTACAAATTTTCTGCTGTTTTGTCCTGAAGAGAAGGCGGTTACTTTTCTCATACCTTTTACAATTATTTCGTCTGACATTTTTTTTGTTTTACCAATTAATAATATTTTTTCCTTGAAATTGCAGGATATTGTTTGCCTGCCAAAAGTGTTTGCACCCATAAAAACCCCCTGTATTACCGGGGTAAGATTCTGAAGCTGGGTGTGCTGACTTCAGAATTTGTGCTTCTGATGTAGTTGGAGTGTAGTTTTTTATCAACTGTTCATATTCGTGTGCATAGGAGCCCCACAGCATCCACACAGGCTGCTGTATTGCCAGTAACTTAATGACTTCATTGGTAAAAGGTTTCCACTGTCTTATGTGACTCCCTGGCCTGTCTTTTTCCACTGTCAAAGATGTGTTTAATAAAAACACTCCCTGCTGTCTCCAGTGATGTAGTGTTCTCCAGTTTCTGTCCTGCATTGCAATTTGCAATTCATTACATTCTCCATACTCTTTCAATAACTCCTGTTGAATTATTTTAAGAGATTTAGGAATAGAAACTGTTTTGTCCACTGCAAAAGAATAGCCTACTGCTTGCCCTGCTCTCGGATAAGGGTCTTGTCCTAGTATCACTACTTTAACTTCATTGAGTGGCATTCTGAACACATTAAAAATATTCTGAGGCTGTGGATAAAACTGACACTTGGGAAGTATCTGAGTATTGAGTTCTACCATGCTTGGGAGATTAAAGAGGGGTGTCAGCTGATGTTGCCATGAAGCATGTATGTTTACCGGGATACGCATTGGTTGTCTTTTAAAAATTGAATTAATTTTGTTTCATCTTTTTTTCTGAGCTCTGCAGGATCTTTACAACCTGTAAGTACCGGAATGTAAATAGGATGTACCTTATCTTCTTGCAACAACTCATTGATGTAATCTGCAAGCTCTTCTGAAGCTCTTAAACCTGTTTCATCATTGTCAAAGAGAATAAGTATTGTTTCATACCCTGTACAAAGTTCTACAAGCATTTCATCAGGGGGTGTCATCCCTTCATTAGGAAACCAGACACACTGTTTCACACCTGCATTTTTAAGTACTCTCCAATCTTTGTAAGATTTTGTAATCAACAATAATCTGTCAGAGAAAGAGACAGATTTTATTCCTCCTATACTTTTTACAGTACAATTAGATAACCACTTAGCTTTTTTATTAGCATAAGGTCTGTACACTTTTACTTTGTTATCTTCAAACTCAGTGTAAACATAACCCACATCTTCAGGTCTGATAACAATCCATCTTTCAGATTTTGAGGAATAAAATTTATACCATATTAATGGGATAACTTTATCTTCTATGAGTTGTGTTCTGGTAATCCCATAGGGAAACCAAAAATCTTTATCTCTAAGTTGAAAATCTCTGGATTTAAATTGTATTTCAGATGACTCTTTTGTAACAGTGTGTTGAGGAGTTGGAAAATCTTTCATAGAAAAATGTCTTCCTATTATTTCAATAGCTTCTGTATAAGTTGCTTTATAAGCATCTTGTATCATATTGAAAATATCCCTGTGAGTAGGCTTATCTGCAAAATCAATAAACCACAGCTTTCCATTATACCATTCAAAGTAACAGTTAGGTGTGGTATCAACTCTGAACCGGGAAAAAACCCTTTCATAAGGAACTATAGGATGACCTGTAATAAGTTTTTCAACTACTTTAGCCTGGTCAAAATAAGTTAATATCTGCTCTTTGGTGAGAAAACCTTCTTCATTGTATCCGTACATGAGGAAAAATTAAAGAAAAGCCTTACATAAGCAAGGCTTTTCTATTGAAAATAAAATAAAAGTTGTTGTTACCAAACTGCACCTGGATCAGTAGGACCTGCATCAGCAGAAGTTCCCATAGCATTGGCAGGCATCTCTGTTTGAGCCTCTTCTTCTTTGCCTTCTTCCTGCATGTTAGCATACTTGCTGTTCATGTACCAGCCTGTTCTGGTGAAAGGATGTTCATTTCCGGCACCATCCACATACTTCAAAGCTTTTCTTTCTTTGTCATCAGGATCAGCTACTACAACAGATTTCCAACTTCCACCTGCAGCAGGAACTGCAGCACAGATGAATTTACCTTGTTTAGTTTTGTTGGGAACTTGTAAAAAAGTTCTGTTGTTTTCTCCTGAAATTTGCCATTGATATTCCATAAAAATATCTAAAGAAATTTGGCTTGTGTTTTGTGGAAACAAAGCTCTTAGTACTCCAATATAGTCTTTAAAACTGTTGATAGGAGTTGCTAAAGCTCTTTGAATGGTTTCTGCCGGAACATAACACTTCAACAAAGCTACCATCCAGGCATTGAACTCATCATAAGCTGCTCTGAATAGTTTCTTAGCTTCTTCAGTGCTTTCAGATGTAAATTCTACACCTTCTTTGTTGTACACTTTTTTCACCGGAAACTTTCTGCAACTTACATCTCTGCCATTCACATCAAAGACAATATCCACTGCCTCTCCTTCAGTTCCACCTGCACCACCATTGGTGATGTATTCAAACTTCTTTAGTTTAGCTGCACCTGCATTCAGTCCAAAGCCAAAAGGTGCACTTTTAACTTCATCATCCTGATAACCGTAGTTATTCATAATTGATACTTTTCTTTGTTTGTTGTTAATAATTGTTTAGTTCAATGGCCTAGTTGAAAGCTCCGTTTGTGGCAGAAACTTGCGGCTCATTATTTTCTGGTGTTGATTCAGAAATTGGTTCAACTACTGCTTCAGCTAAAGGTCCACCTTCATGTGCATCTGCAGAAGCAGACTCCACATCATCTACCAAATCAAAAGAAAGCTCTTTTGGTTTGATAACTTTTTTGTTTTTCAATTTAGGGTGTTGAAACATCTTTGCCACCTCAAAAGGTTTCAAGCTGTACTTTGCTCCAATAGCTTTTCTGTCTAAGCCATCTTTTAGATCTTGCTGCACCTGGCTCACAGTGATAGCTTTCTTTTCTGGTACTGCAACTTCTGTTGCATTTGTTGTTGTCTGTCCTGACATTTTTTAAAGATTTTTGAGTTAAAAATAAAAAGATTTTTAGATTCTATTACAAAAGCCTAAGCTAATGGTCCGGGTTCTTCTGATAAAATTACAGGAGTAACAGGAGTAACCTGCTCTGAAGCAACATCTGATTGCACCACAGGAGCTTCTCCTGCATAGTATTCATTAACTTTTTTGACAACTAAACCAAGGTCATTGATTATAGTAGGGGGGAACATACCCGGAGCTGATTTTGCTCCTGCTGTTTCTCCATCATCATTAGTTACATAAAATTTTACTACTTTTTTAATGTTGTTTTCACCAGTTTCCATGCCAGTTTTTCCTATCAGGCAGATATCAAATTTACCACCGGGAGTTAAATACTCATCTACCATTTTACCTGTAGTTTTTAAAGTATACTCTACTCTGGATTCATCTGCTGCCAAAGGCTTCATCTGATAATGTCCCATGACAATGATATTTCTGTCTTCCAAACCTTCTAAAGCTTTGAAAATAACACCCATATCATACCCCACTTTCTTAGGGGCATCCCAACCTGTTTTTAATGCATTATCCATGTAATAGTCCTGCATAATGTAGTTAGTGTCATCAATGACAATAGTTTTAATTCTCGGATTTGTTTTTAGCAGTGCGAGTACTTCTGCTATTCTTTTGGCATCATTGGAAATAAAGCGGCTTGTACCCCTTAAATCTTCAATTTTAACAGGAACTCCTTTACTCTTTGCAGAGGGAAAAAGCTTTTCACTACCACGAAATGGTAAAGCTTTAGAAGTCACTGAAATAATGTAAGATTCTTTGGGGTCTAACCCTTCAATACCCAACTCTGCACTTGGTCCTATTCCGGTACTTTTACCGAAACCTGATGGAGCCAAAATCAAGATTTTTGCCATGTTTTTTAGCTGTGTTTTTGACAAGTGATAAATTAAGTTCTTTCAATCAGTTTAGTAAAGTTGTTATTGTTACCACTCATGTTTAATCTGATGTGCCTTGGACAAAAAGTTTCTCTGCTTTCTACTAAATGAAGACTTCTGTAGTTGGGGTACAGCACTTCTTTATTGTTGCCTGTCAACTTCATACCAAAATGTTTGTCAAGATTGTACTTGTCATCATTAGCATTAAACATGGTGAACAAATAGTTACAAGCTTCACTTAAATTTCCTGTATCTTTTATATCGTCTCCTGTAGGATATAGGCAGTCTTTCATGTATTTAAGCCTGTCTATATCAGACATACTTCTGTTAAGATGTATGATGTTAATGAATGTAAAATGACAGAGATTTCTAAGTTCTTCCTGATACTCTAAAACCTTATCCACTGTTTCTTTTTTATTAAAACCTCTTTCCGGAGGTACTTTTCTTAATGTGTCCAAAATAATAATGCGGTATTTTTCAGAGTTATCTGCTTTATAGCCTATTACCCTCTGTTTCTTTACCTTTTGACCTTTAGCATCTGTAGTTTCATAGTCCTGATAAATAAACTTTCCATTAGCTTTTGCATAGTTAATAAGATAGTTTCTGATACCGGTAGGATTCTCTCTTTGTTCTATAAAATCTATTTTGCCTTTTTTGATTTGAACACCATTTTCATTGTACTCTCCAAAGAGTGGAATTATCCTTCTAAGATAGATATTTTTAAGCATATTTTCATGCTCTGTGGATACTTTTATTTGCTCTAAAGTAACTTCATCCAGCAGTTTTCCCATAAGATAATTAGCACTGATTTCATATTTTTTTCCATTGGTATAAGTAAAGCTTTCAATGCCATAATCATACAGAAAAAAATAAGCTGCAAACTTAAATTCTTTGCTAATTCTATCCACTTCATAAGAAAAATATGTCCATTCAATTTCTACTTCAGGTGGAGCAAGCAAATAAGGAGAAAGCACAAAAGCAAAATCAACAAAAGTACTTTTACCTACCTTTGGTCCTGCTGCCACTCCGATCATACTTTTTCTGGGTATGCCCAACATAGCAAGATCCAGATCTTTTATGCCTGTAGATGGGCCTTTATTTTTACCCAACTGCCCATCTTTAAAAGCTGCTACAAAATTCATGACATCATTCCTCCCATGTGTCTGCTGACTTCTGTTATCTGGTCAGATTTCTTTTTGTTTTGGACCAATTCCAAATACTGTTCAAGCCGGCTTCTTTTAATGTTTGAACCATCTTCTTTATTGATTTTAGAAATAAAATAGTCTGCCTGCTGAAGAAATTTAGTTTCTCTTTTTTTACCATACCGGAACTCATCCAAATACATGTTAGCAGCATCAAACACTTCATCTTTTCTAACTTCAGGATGCTGAGAAAAAAACTTTTTCATTTTATCAATACAACCTTTCTTATCTCCACCGGCATCCCCCCTGATTTCCATAAAAAGCATTCTCCACTCCAACACCCATTGCCAGTTACTATCATAAGTTTGTCCTTCAAATAAAGGAATGTTCCAAACTACAGATGGAACCTCTCCTTCATAATCTCTGGTTACAATCTTTGAAAAGTTTACCTGCTTGATAGTTTCTTCAGGAATAATACCTGAAGTTTTTAGGTTATAAAATACACCTAAAAGATAAAGCAATCCTTCATCTTCATTGACATTAAACTCTCTGAGCTTGTCTTTGATTTTCTCGTTTATCATCTTGTACTGTTGTTTTTAGATTACTAATTCTTCTTCTTTTCTAAACCGGATTCTGGTAATTTTAGAACTATCTAGTCCAGCTGTAGCTTTGATGTACCAATTTTCATCTACTGTATCAATGCAAAGAATGATAATCACTTTAGCTACATGACCTTTTTTGTATCTGAGTATCCTGCCAATTCTCTGTATCAGATTCCTGTCATTACTGTTAAGCTGTACAATAACAGCATTGTCAACTTTTATAGGGATGTTATGCCCTTCATTGAGACTTTTTACACAGGCCAGCTCATGTATCTGACCTTTTTTAAATCTGTTTAAATCTTCATCAGAAGACTTTGAGTGGAAAACATGTGGACTCAGCTTTTCAGCTTGTTCTATGTTAGCACAAAAAATCAATGTTCTTTCATCCTGTGGTAATCTTGCTATCACTTGCTTTGCAACTTCCAACTTACTTTCCAAGTTATAGATAAAATGCATTCTGTTAATAGTCTTAAACTTTAAAGCTGCATTTTGTTGTGCAGTCCTATTGCTGTTAAACATCAGAGAATTGATAGTTTTGGTCAGATATTCATAATGATTCTTTTCTGTATTAAGGAAAGGTTTATCTTTACTGCCACCTGGTACAGTTTTCTTTGTACTTTCCAACCTCGTTTCTACTACAGTTATCTCATAAGGAGCTACCATTCTCAGCTTTACTGCAGTATCTAAAGATAGAGTATACACTGTTTTCAAATTAGCTTCTCCTAATAAGAA